GATCACAGAAGTTACGGAATGTGTTATTTAAAAAATAGACGTTCTGGTTTTTCATTTATGAGTTCAGCTGAAACTGTTAATTTAGCTACATTAGCTAGTGATAGTAGATTTGGGATACTTTCTAAAACTGGTAGTGACGCAAAGAAAATGTTTACTGATAAAGTAGTACCAATTAGTTTAAATTATCCATTCTTCTTCAAACCAATACAGGACGGTATGGACCGGCCAAAGTCCGAACTCGCTTATAGAGTACCAGCAAAAAAGTTTACTCGTAAAAAAATGAGGGAACGCGAAGAGCAAGATGACATGGAGGGCTTAGATACAACTATTGATTGGAAGAATACAGGTGATAATAGTTATGATGGTGAAAAACTTTCTTTATTAGTTCACGATGAAAGTGGTAAGTGGGAGAGACCTGATAATATAAAAAACAACTGGAGAGTTACAAAAACTTGTTTACGATTAGGTAGTAGAGTAGTTGGTAAATGTATGATGGGAAGTACGTCAAACGCTTTAGATAAAGGTGGTGATAATTTTAAAAACTTATACTACAATTCAGATGTTAAAAAACGAAATCGTAATGGACAGACTAAGTCAGGATTATATTCTTTGTTTATTCCTATGGAATGGAATTACGAAGGATTCATCGATGAATACGGGCAGCCTGTGTTCAATACTCCTACAGAACAAACATTTGATCCACACGGATTAGAAATAGATTACGGTGTAGTAGATCACTGGGATAATGAGGCTGATGGACTCAAAGATGATCAAGACGCTTTAAATGAATTTTATCGCCAATTTCCTAGAACTGAAGAACACGCATTTAGAGACGAAACAGGAAATAGTTTATTTAATCTTGTTAAAATATATGAACAAATAGATTATAACGAGGGAAATAGAAATTCATCTGTATTAACAACTGGTAATTTTCAATGGATAAATGGAATAAAAGATACACAAGTTGTTTTTAATCCAGATCCAAATGGTAGGTTTAGTATAAGTTGGATACCTAATTCAGAATCACAAAATAACGTTATTATAAAAAATGGCGTAAAATATCCAGGTAATGAGCATATGGGAGCATTTGGTTGTGACTCTTATGATATATCTGGAACAGTAGATAATCGAGGATCAAAAGGTGCGTTGCATGGATTAACTAAGTTCTCAATGGAAGACGCTCCCGCAAACACTTTTTTTCTTGAATATATAGCTAGACCGCAAACAGCTGAAATATTTTTTGAAGATATTTTAATGGCGTTAGTATTTTATGGGATGCCAATACTTGCGGAAAATAACAAACCAAGGTTATTATACTATTTACGTAGAAGAGGATATAGAGGATTTAGTATGAATAGACCTGATAAAGTTTGGAACAAATTATCTGTAGCAGAAAAAGAAGTAGGTGGTATACCGAACTCAAGTGAAGATATAAAACAGGCTCATGCAGCTGCTATAGAGATGTATATAAACGATCACGTTGGTTTATTACAAGATGGTACTTATGGAACTATGTATTTTAATAATACATTAAACGATTGGTCTAAGTTTGATATAAACAAAAGGACAAAACATGATGCATCTATTAGTTCTGGTTTAGCAATAATGGCTTGTAACAGGCATTTATATAAACCTAATCCAGATAGAAATAAACAACCGGTAAGTTTAAATATATTAAAATATAATAATAAAGGATTTCAATCGTCAATAATAAAAAATAAAACATGATATACGATTCTCACATAAACTTCCCGTCTCAAGCAGTTAGTGATTTAGAAAAACTGTCTGAGGATTACGGACTTAAAGTAGCAAAGGCTATAAGACAAGAGTGGTTCACTGGTGCTACTTCTAAATTTGACGGTAATATAAATAACTTTCATCAGTTAAGATTATATTCTAGAGGAGAACAATCAATACAAAAATATAAAAATGAATTATCTATAAATGGTGATTTATCTTACCTTAATTTAGATTGGAAACCTGTTCCAATTATTCCTAAATTTGTTGACATAGTTGTCAACGGAATGTCTCAAAGAAATTATGAAATAAGTTGTTATTCACAAGATCAATTTGGAGTAGAGAAAAGAACTGCATACATGGAATCTATAATGAGAGATATGAAGGCTAAAAATTTTTCTACTTTAGTTCAAGAACAATTTGGTATAGATATAAGTGAAAATGATAAAGAAACTTTACCAGAAAATGACGAGGAGTTAGCACTACATATGCAACTGGGATATAAACAGGCTGTTGAAATAGCAGAAGAGCAAGCTATAGATGTTTTAATGGAAAATAGTGATTACGATTTAGTAAGAAGAAGATGCTTATATGATTTAGTTACTATAGGTATAGGCGCTACAAAAACTACATTTGACTGGACAGATGGCGCTAAAGTAAAGTACGTAGATCCTGCTGATTTAGTATATTCTCATACTGAATCTCCATATTTTGATGATATATACTATATTGGAGAAGTAAAAGAAATACCATTAAATGAATTAGTAAAAGAGTTTCCAGAACTGACAGAGGCAGAAATAAAAGAAATAACACAAAATGCTGGACAAACAATATATAGTCAAGCAAACTATAGAATAAACTCAGATAAAAATAAAATTCAAGTTTTATATTTTAATTATAAAACCCATATGAATGATGTTTATAAATTAAAGAAAACAGGTAGTGGCGCTGAAAAGGTTATTCAAAAAGACGATACGTTTAATCCACCTATAGAAAATATGGATGGTGAGTTTAGTAAACTAGAAAGAGTTGTTGAGTGTTTATATGAAGGAGTGTATCTTATTGGTCCTGATAAATTGTTAAAATGGAAAATGGCTGATAATATGATGAGATCTGACTCTGATTTTGGTAGTGTTAAAATGAATTATCAAATTGTAGCTCCCAGAATGTACGAAGGTAGAATAGAGTCGCTAGTTGGTAGAATAACTGGTTTTGCAGATATGATACAGTTAACACATTTAAAGTTACAACAAGTCATGTCACGCATGGTACCAGATGGTGTTTACCTTGATGTTGATGGGATAGCAGAGGTTGATCTTGGTAATGGTACTAATTATAATCCTCAGGAAGCTTTAAACATGTTCTTTCAAACTGGTAGTGTTGTAGGTAGAAGTTTTACATCCGAAGGTGATGGAAATCCTGGTAAAATACCAATACAACAAATAAATAATGGCGTTAATAGTGGTAAAATACAGAGTTTAATATCTACGTATAATTATTATTTACAAATGATAAGAGATACAACTGGACTAAATGAAGCTAGAGATGCCGCTACACCAGACAAAAATGCTTTAGTAGGTGTTCAAAAACTAGCAGCAGCAAATTCTAACACTGCTACAAGGCATATATTACAGTCTATGTTGTATATAACAGCGGAAGTAGCTGAATGTATGTCATTAAGAATATCTGACATAGTAGAATATTCACCGACTAAAGACGCTTTTATAAGAGCTATTGGATCACATAATGTAGCTACGTTAGAAGAATTAAAAGATTTACATCTTTATGACTTTGGTATATTCATAGAATTACTACCAGATGAAGAAGAAAAAGCTATGTTAGAGAATAATATTCAAGCGGCAATAGCTCAACAATCTATAGACTTAGACGATGCTATAGATTTGAGATCTGTACGAAATGTAAAATTAGCTAATAAGTTATTAAAAGTTAAAAGAAAAGCTAAAGCGTCTAGAGACCAACAAATGCAACAACAGAATATGCAGGCTCAGGCTCAAGCTAATGCTCAACAGCAACAAGCGGCCGCGCAAGCTGAAACTCAAAAATCACAAGCCAAAGCCCAAGCTGAAGCGCAGTTAGAGCAAACTAAAAATGAATTAAAAATAGCGTATTTACAAAAAGAAATTCAAGCTAAAAAAGAATTAATGCAATTTGAATTTGATTTGAACTCTCAATTAGAAGGAATGAAGCAAGATACAGATAAAGAAAAAGAAGACAAAAGAGAAGATAGAAAAGATTTACGTATTGATAGACAAGCTAAGCATCAAATGGATATGATAGAACAAAGAAAACAGGGTGATGCTGATAAAAAATTTGAATCATCAGGTAATGATATAGTTACGGGAGGAGCGGGAATTGAAAAATTCTCACCCTTTTAATATTTAATATTTTATAAAATTTTATTATGGAAGAAAAAAAAGAAGCTGTTGAAAAAACAGTAGATCAACCTATAGAAAAGGTTGAAGAAATAAAAAAAGAACAACCAAGAGATAAAAAAGGTAGGTTTAAATCTGAAAGCTACGATAACGTTGTAAAAATAGATTTAAGTAAACCTCCACCATCTAAAGAAGTTGTTGAAGAAAAAGAAAACGTAGTTGAAGAAGTTAAAGAAGAAGTAGTGAACGAACCAGAAGCTGCTCAAGAAGTAGTTGAGCAACCTGTAATGGAAGAAGTAACTGAAGAAGCTGGCCAAGTTCAAGAAGTGGCAGAGCAAGCTATAGAAGAAAGTGTTGTCACTGGAAATCCGTTACCAGAAAATGTACAAAAATTAGTAGATTTTATGGATGAAACAGGTGGTGATATAAACGACTACGTAAAATTAAATAGAGATACTTCTAAAATGGATGACTCTGATATACTAGATGAGTATTATAAAAACACTAAATCTCATTTAAGTCCAGAAGAAAGATCATTTTTATTAGAAGAAACGTATGGCGTTAACGAGGACGTAGACGATGAAAAAGCTATACGTATGAAAAAGATAGCCCTTAAAGAGCAAGTTGCCGAGGCTAGAGCCCACTTAGACAGGCAAAAGTCTAAATACTATGAAGATATCAAAGCTGGGTCAAAGTTGACTGAAGAACAACAAAAAGCTATTGATTTTTTTAATAGACATAACAAAGAATCTGAACAACAGAAGAAATTAACTGAAGCAAGTAAAGAATCATTTTTAAAGAAAACAGATAATGTTTTTAACGAAAACTTCAAAGGTTTTGAATATAACGTTGGAGACAAAAAATATAGGTTTAATGTTAAAGATGTAGATAAAACTAAAACAACTCAAAGTGATATTAATAATTTTGTTAATAAGTTTACTGACAAGAAAAATGCAACAATAGAGGATGCTAGGGGTTATCATAAATCTTTATTTACTGCTATGAACGCGGATGCTATAGCTAAGCATTTTTACGAGCAAGGTAAAGCTGATGCGGTTAAAGACAGGGTTGCTAAAGACAAAAATATTAACTTAGAACCTAGGAAAACACACGGTGAAACAAACGTTGGCGGTTTTAAATATAGAGTTTTAGGTGAATCTTCTGCTGAAATGAAAAACAGATCTTTTAAAATTAAGAAAAAAAATTAACTTTAAAAAATTATAAATTATGGCAATTACTGCAGGAGGTAGTTTGAATAACACGCCAGCTTCTATGAAGCAAACGTTGCAAACAAACTATATCGATTTTACAAGTGGCTCAAATGATTGGTCACAACAATACCTGCCTGACTTAGTAGCTCAAGAATCTGAAGTATTCGGTAACAGAACAATTTCTGGATTCCTTGAACAAGTTGGAGCGGAAGAGGCTATGTCGTCTGATCAAGTCGTATGGTCTGAACAAGGTAGATTACACGTATCTTGTATAGGTGAACTTAATACTGGTACAAACGTTTTCACTGTAGTTAGTGATTCTGACGGGAATGTATCAGGTGATGGTTATGTTATAGCTAGTCACGC